TGGTCTCAACCCCATACCCACTCGGGTGATTTTCAGGGCCAGCAGCTTGGCATACGTGTCGATGTCCTTGTCGTTGAAGCCAAGGAAGCGACGACGTGCGATGCCGGGATGCGGGTACGCCTTGTACGCCGGTCGGCGCGTGCGTCCAGTGAACGGGTCCACCCCGAACTGGTGGAAGGGGGCGTAGAACACGTCCGTGCGGATCGATGTCTCGACCGACCCCGGCGAGATGGGAGCCAACTGGATCGAACGGAACAGGTGGCCGGTCTTGTACAGCGTGCCGGTGCCCCGACGCAGCTTGCCACCACGAGTGCGGCTGAAGGTCCCCCTGCGCTTCACGCCTGCCTTCGAGGGCAGCCATGGCCGCTCATCCGGGTCCACCTCCCGCAGGAAGCGGTTGCGGATCTTGTTCAGCATGAACGCTCCACAGTCATCGAGGATGCGGGCCTCGGTGGTGTAGTCCAACACCATCTGCCATCGCTTCTCGAAGTCCTTGAGGTCCAGCGTGAACTGGAGTTCGATCATCTGACCATCGGCCTGAAGTGAAACGCGGAGCCACGCAGGTACGGGCCCAGCAGCGTCTCTGCCAGCTTCAGGTTGTCCGTGTACTGGTTGGTGGCCTCGTCGCTGCGGTTCGTGGTCTGCTGGTCGTTCAGGATGGCAGGCACGTACCCGAGGATGCCCTCGATGAGCCAGTCCGGGGGCTTGTTGGTGGCGTCGAAGCCCGCCGAGTAGGTGACGCGCACCCACACCGGGCTGCCGAGGTCCTCGACCGTAGCCTGATCGACGTACACGACGCCCTTCTCGTAGTCGATCCAGTGCTTGGTGAGGTCGAGGGTGGTGTACCCCTCGGTGCGAGTCCGCGAGATCTCCACCACAGGGGTGGGAGACTGCTTCACGAACCCCTGCTTCAGGCGGCAGCGGTAGTGCCCGTCGAGCACGGGGTAGAAGTACATGTTCACGCAGAACACGTCCTGCTGTCCGGTCACGGACTCGAACTTGGTCTGCAGGATCGACTGGAAGACGAGGTGGGCAGCAGGAAGGATGGAGTCGAGTGCGGTGTTCACATCCCCGTGATCGGGCAGAGCCATTCGATCACGTACCTGACTCGCATCAACAATGAGTTTGACTGTCATGCTGCCCCCTCGGGGTTACACCGCTACGCCACCATCTTCGGGCGGCTCGATGTGGCCTGCCGGTGCACCCGTCTTGGCCTTGTTCGCGCCGAACTTGACCGGAGTGGCCCCTGCCCTGCGCATGGCGCGTGCCTGCTCCGTGGGAGTCACCTCTCTGGTGGCCGGGGTCGGCCCATCGGTGACTTCCGTGAGCGGCTGGAGACGGTTCACGCCCTTCACCGACATGCGGAAAAAGGGGACGCCCGCAGAAGAGGTGACCTGCAACAGGCGCGTGCCGGTCTCGTCATCCACTTCCTGAGGAACACCCATCGTGAAAGTCTTCTTCGAGAGCATGTCCACGTAGGTCCTGCCCTGAATCATCTCGATCTGCATCGTGCACTCCCTAGATTTTGACCCAGAGCGGATCGTACTCAGTAATCACCCCTCCTGCTAGGTAGGTCGGCAACGGCCAAGCCACGGGCTCTGCCAGCGGGAACCGTTGCTTGCGGCCTACCTAGCCCCTTCACTGGATGAGTTCCCATGTTGCGCTCGGGGGGTGAGCGCACATGCAACATCATCCAGCAGGAGGGGGGAGGGGAGAATCCTCGGTCGTTACCCTGTCTTCTCGCACTTCGTGATGATCATGGACGACTTCGGGGTGCGGTACAGTTCGACGTTCTCCCGGTCGATGCCGTAGAACGTGCCCTTGTTGGTCACGAACTGGTAGTCGATGCAGGCCGCGCCCAGAGCAACCCTGCCCACGTCACGTCCCAGCATGATCGTGCCGTCACCCTTGACCCCGTTCATCTCGTAAGCCACCTGCGTCACCGTCACCAGAGTCGGGGGCCTCGGCTTCACGTTGACTGTCACGGAGGCACTGGCCGTACCGCTGGGCAGCACGATGGTGTTGTTCACGGTCCCGGAGAAGTCACTCTCGATGCCTTCCGTGTTGAAGGCTTTCGCGGCGTAGTACCTCACGCCTACCGGGAGACCCGCAATCGTGTAAGTGGTGGCTGCCCTGTCGTTCACCACGACTGGTGTAGCCGTCGCCACCCCTGCAGCAGTGGGTGCGTGGTACAGCTTGAACCCTGCCAGAGCACCCGGAGGCGTAGCCGCAATCGTGGTGCCGTCCGTGTTCTGCGTTGGGGCTGTCCACGTCAACCTTGCCGACCCCGTGGCCGAAGTGCAGGTGAGCGTGAACGTCGAGGTCGCCATCACGCTGGCGAGTGTCTCCGTGCCGCTGACTGCTTTCGTACCCGACCACCCACCGGAGGCCGTACACGCGGAGGCATTGGTGCTGCTCCACGTCAGGGTCACCGATAGCGGAGAGATCCCCGAGGTGGGGTTCGCAACAAGCTGCACGGTGGGGGCTGTCTGCGCCATCACCAGCACTGGCATGAGGGACAGCAGCAACGCGAGTATGCGGATCATGTTGACTCTCCGAGTTGGGGGTTCACAGGTACTGTGGACTACCTAAGATCACTGAACAAGAAAAAAGGGGCGACCCCGAAGAGCCGCCCCCTTTTACCCGACGAGGGGTATCCCGGATCAGCCGATGTTGGTGTACGCCACCACCGCATCGGTCTCCTCGACCTGCACAGCGACCCGCGCAGTGAGGACCACGATGAACACGCGGGCCCGGATGTCCTTGTCGTATTCCATCGTCACCCGACGCTGGATGCCGAACAGCAGGTTCAGCGGGTTGCAGTAGAGGCCACGCGCCGCAGGCATCATCGGGGCCGCAGCCAGCGAAGAGCCGTAGGCGTAGATGGCACCCGTGCCCTGCAGCATGTTGTCGCCCAGAGCCGTCTGCCGGTTGGCGTAGGTGTCCCGGTACTCGGTCTCGTTGTCCACCGAGACGAAGTGCGACATCGACGCACGGTTGCGCAGGTACTTGTCGGGCATGGCCTTGACGCCAGCCTTGAACAGGTCCTTGCTGATCGTCGCGCCGCCACCATCGACCACATGCGCGTTGCACAGCTTGAGCCAGCCGTCCTGCAGTGCGAGGTAGTCGTCGCCCGAGGTCTTGTCGCCCAGCAGCGAAAGCTCTTCGAGGTCGAGGGAGGCACGCTCTGCGATGAGTTGCAGCATGGTGTCTTCGAGACCACCCGCCTGCTTCTCACCGTTGATGTTGCCACGCTCGATGTTGTCCTCGACCACATCGTATGGCACATGAATTTCCGCGATCACCTCGCTCGTGTTCAACTCGATCTGCCCGAGGTCGGGCTTGACACGCTGGTTGTCCGCCAGAGCCGTTGCAGAGACGGCCTTGCGGAGGATGCGCGACCCGAAGCCGATCTTGTTGATCTTGCGGGTCGGGGCATTCATCGTGACCGTGCGGCACGCATTGAGCAGCGTGGGCGTGTCGATCATCCAGCGGATGAAACGGTCGGTCTGCTCGGGGTTGAGCAGGCCACCGTCGCTGACCAGATCCGACAGGGCAATGTCTGCCTTTCGGATCAACTGTTCGTTCGTGGACATGGAATTTTCTCCTCAGGAAGGGTTGCTTTTGTCGAATCAGATGCGCCGGTTGCGCCGGGGCAGATAAGCCGTGTCGAACACGCCAGTGCGGGGGTCCGCTTCGCCCTGCTTCTTCACTCGGGTGGCCGTATGGCCATCCGGGTCGCCCGCAGGAGCACTCCCGACCACGATGCTCTTCACCGACTCGTCAGCGGCCTTCGCCACCTTCTCCACCTCGGCCATCTTGGTCGCCAGAGTCGAACCCTGTTCCTTGATGTCCGAGACCTGTGAGGTCAGCCCCTCGACCGACTTCGTGACCTGCGAGAGCAGATCCTGAATCGACTTGAGGGCATCGTTCACACTCTTCTGCACGATCTCCTGCGCCTGCTCGACCGTCAGGCCGGGGGTGGGCACAGCAGGTTCGTCCTTCTTGGCTTCCGGGGGCGGCGCATCGTCCTTCCGGGTGGGTTCTCGCACGGGATGCAACGTGGTGTGCAGCACGTCGGCTGCCTTGCGCACGTTGGCGGGAATCAGCGACTCGATCAGAGCCGCGTAGCTGTCGAAGTCGGCCTTGTTCTCGTCCGACTTCTGCACCATGCCCTCGACCATTGCCATGGGCGGGAAGAAGCCAGTCTTGGCGACCACCTCGCGCACGACCTCGGGCACCTTGTCGTCTTCGAGGTCCGCGACCAGTGCGAGTGCGCTGTCGTTGAGGCGGAAGATGGCCGCGCCATCGAGGTCGCCTTCGGCCTGCTTGAAGACCACGGTGCCTTCCTCGACTTCCTCGGCCTTGGCCACGCTCAGGCCGTGCTCGGGGAGAACCTTGGTGGCCGCTTCCGCCGAAGCCTTCTCGACCACGATGCCCAGCAGGGCAGGGGTCTTCGTCACCACCACCGGGGCCGGGGTCGGCTCGGGCGTGGCTTCGGGCTTCTTGTCATCGGGCTTCGGCTCCTCGGCCTTACGCCGAAGCACTCGGGAAAGATCGAGCATATCGCTCTCCTGTTTGTCCAACTTGATGATGCGGAAAGGGATGCGGTTGGCACCTCGCTGCACCAGCGAGATGAAATTGACGCTGGCATTCTCCAGCTTGTTCGCCTTGATCTTTACCTTGGCCATCAGCGTGTTCCACCAACTCCGTAGTGAATCTAGCAACAGGGTGCCCACCTAACAAATGCACATGAGTTCAATCCCACCAGAGGCGCAGGACCGACTCGTGGAAGATGTGCTTGGTCGGGTAGTCCACAATGGGACGCTTCCCACTGGTGGAGGGGCCTGAGTAGTCCTTGATCTGATGACCGGGCTCGTACAGGTCGATCTCGTCCGCCAGCAGGTCCTTGTCCCCTACCAGTTCTTCCCTCATGCGCTCCAGCGTCTTGCGGTCGCCGGTCACGTAGGCCACAGGCGAATACTCGCGGCCCGGACGCACCTTGATGCCGGGATACTTCGAGAGCACCTTGCCAGCATCACCCGCTGCGAATGCGTTGTAGCCACCGGGCGTGGCCTGCTGCATCAGGTCGGTCCACTCCGCTACGGAGTAGTCCTTGTCACTGAGGAAGTCCATGTTGCGCTTGCCCGGACCATCGTTGGCATCGCTGAAGGCCCCCATCAGGGCCTCGTCCCGCACCCGCTCCTTGCGAGGAGGCGGGGCCTTGCCACCATGGGTGCTGCCACCACCAGCACGGAAGGTGAAGCGGCCCGTCTTCGGGTCGTGGTTCGGGTTGTACTTGAGCACCGTGTCGAACTTGCGGGCCTTCTTCTTGCCCTTCCCAGAGTCATCGAAGACCGCTTGGTTCTTGCCGTTCTCGTAGAAGCCGGGGCTGCCTCCGATGTACATGCGGCCCTCTTCTACGTCCCGCTCGCGCACGTCGAGGCCACCGATCCAGATGGCACGTCGGACGTTCGCCTCATGGTCGGAGAGTTCCTTCTCGTCCCACGCCCCGTACTCCTTGAGTTCAGCCGCGAGGTCCTCGGGCTTGATGTGCGCCATGCGAGCACGCAACTCGGGGTTGGTGGCGAGAGCCTCCACCGCATCGTCCGCTGCGCCCTGCGAGGGGATCGAGTCGATCTCGTCCTGCCGCATCTGGAACTCGTAGCGGTTCGAGGACACCCAGCGCATCCCACCTCCCGAGGAGGTGAAGCGGCCATCGGCCCCATGGTTCTTGTTGTACTTGAGGACGACCGCAGGAGCCGTGCCGTCGAGGGCACGCACGCCCGCCGACTTCAGCGACATCATCCTCATCTGCTCGTACTTGGTCAGCTTGCGCTTCTTCGGGCCGCAGCCCTTCTGCACTCCATCGAGCCCGAGAAGACCTGCGTTGCGCGGCATGACTGAATCCTCGCTGAATATCTGGTCCATGCCGTCGAGCTTGCGCGTGGTGCGCTGCCTGCTCTTCGGCTTGTTGTAGTTGTCGGGGGCCTCGGCAGAGCCGGTGCACTTCGACTTGTCCACCATCGGGTAGCAGGCAGCCTTGTCCTTCTCCTTGAACTTCTCGCCCACGCTCATGGGCACGCCTGTTCGCGCAGAAAATTCAGGAGAGTGGGCTATCGCCATCATAAAGCGATGCTGACGGTCGGAAACGCTAACCGGCATACAGGTTCTCGATGTGTGAGAAGCGATGTGCGTGGCCCGAGGACACCTCGGTGAGGGTGCCCTTCTTGATCTCGTGCCGGTGCCCGTTCACCTCGTTCGTGTAGCCCCCGAGGAAGCCACCTTCCTCGTCGTAGCTCACGAAGAACTCGTGCTCGTGCTGGTCGTCGGCCTTCATCGTCTTGCCGACGATCACGGGCGGGATGTCGAGTTCGAGTTCGACCTGCTCCTTGGTCACCATGGCCTCGATGCTGAAGCCGTTGATTTCGCCCTTCTTGATCTTGTCCCACGTCGCCTCGTCGGGGACGTGCACGCCCACCACCCACGAGCCTGCGATGAAGTCGGGGTCACCCTTGCGAGCGATGAAGGACTCCACCACGCCCGCACCCTCCACGAGCACGTTCTCGTGCTGGGTGTCGATCTGGTCGAGCTTCATCTCCTGCATGAACTTGTAGGCCATCTTGCGGATGGTCTCGGCATCCATGAACTCGCCGTCACTGTCGGGCACGTTCGGGGCGTACACCTCGGCCCATACGATGCGCTGCTCCTCGCCCTCAGCGGCGAGCTTGATCTGCGCTGTCTTCATGGATCGACCTTCTCCGACACAGTGGTGTCCGGGTTGGACTCGGCGTAGGACTTGCTGACGAACTTCCCGGACTTGGCGTCCCGGTACACGGTGACCGGGTTACGGAACAGGTACTTGGCCAGCTTCACGAGGTACTCGAAGAATGCACTCATGTTCACTTCCTCCCGGCTAGGGCAATCCTACCGGGCCGTGAACCTCCTAACGCTAGTCCTCGGCGTTGCTCACCGTGGTCGCGTTGAGCCCCCGCTGGTTGAGGAACGACAGGATCTGGTCGCTATAGCGCATGGCCATGCCTGAATCGACGCCCACGAAACGCACTGACAGCCGCTTCCATAGCTGGAACCACTCATCGAGGATGTGCTGCAGGTCGGTGCCCTTGGGGGCTGAGAACTCGGAGATGCGCAGGCTCTGCTCCAGCGGGTAGTAGCGGAAGCGGGCCCTCACATTGCCTGAGGACCCAAACACTGGGTGGTCGAGGGAGAACGCCATCGAGGGCCGTTCCGTGTTCAGGTAGGCCCGCAGGCGCAGGGGCATGTCCCCGCCCGTCTCAGACAACTGGGCCACCAGTGCCATGTAGTCCATGGGCAGTTCGCCGGTCAGGGCCGAGATCAGCGAGGCCGGGTCGAGGCCGATGTGCTTCAGGTAGAACTCGCTGCCGTCGATGCCGAGGTCGATGCCCATCTCCCGCAGCATGTTGCGGTGGATCTGCTGGGTGGGGTCGGCCACGGCTGCAGCCGCCCGAGTGCTTGGCAGGTCTTCAAGGCTGGGGATGTCACCCACGGCCACCAGTTGCCCCCGGCAGTTCGGGTGGTAGGGAGGCACATGCCAGTTCGACTGCACGATCTCCTCGGGACTCATGGCCGCAAGACGGGCCACAGCCGCCTTGCTCTGCTTCGGCCATGGCTGCACAGCCCTGATCACCTCGGGGTTGTCGTCCACCAGCAGGATCTGGTCCATGGCGCGTCGCGCTTCACTGACCGGGAAG